CCGATGAGCTTCTGGGTGAGAGTCGCCCGCGTCATGATTCGTCCGGCTTGCGCGTCGTGGCGCTCGCAGGTTGTCCGCCGGTCCATTCCGGCAGTGGCAGGCCGCGCTCGCGGAAGGCCGCGACCTCGATTGCGCGCTGATCCACCACTTCCTCCCAGTCCTGCCCTTCGTTGACGGCACATTCCTGCTCGAGCGTGCTCATGCCTGCGTCCATTCCGAGGATTGCGCCCTGCTTTTCGGCGACGGGATCGATCCACCCGCGTCCCGGCCCGAACCACCGGCACCGCGCGTAGGCGTACCGTGCGTCCATGAATTCCGGCGCGCCGCTGGGCAGGGGAAGATCGTCGATCTCCATGGCTTCCTCGAGCCAGGCGGACCGCACCGGTGAGGCCATGCCGATCTGGAAATCTTCTCGGCGCCGAACGAGCGTCTTCCAGGCCTCGAGCAGCGCCCCGCGCGCCGACGAATAGTTGACGTCGGACCAGTCGTTGCTGACCTGCATCGGCGCCAGTCCAGCGCCGGATGCGACGTTGTTCAGCACGGCTCGCTCGAAATCCTTGAAATTGCTCGAGGGCCGCGCTGCCGAGACGGTGTTGATCTTCTCGCCCGGGAACAGCATCGGGATCCGGCTGCCCTGCAGATTCAGGTTCCGGCCCCGGTTCCAGGCGAGTTGCTGCTCCCATCGGCCGCCAGGACCGAGATCCGGGCCGGTATCGAGCGCCTCGGCCGTCATCTGATGATCGAACGGGCTTTCGACGTATGCCGCGAAAATCGCATTGACGATCGCGGAGTCGAGCTCCGTGCTGTCATACTTCACCAGCATCTTGAGCCGCTGCAGCACCGGCGTCAGCATCCCGGCGCCCCCGCGATGCTGCGCGGCCCGCGAGTGCTCGAACATATGGACCACCTGCGGGCGGCCCCAGCTCGTCTCGCGGGGAATGAGCTCCCAAGTCACGCTCTTGTCCGCGTTATACCAGTCCGCCTGGTGTGCCTCGCGGATGAAGTATCCGACAGGTGCCCCTACGGCGTCGATCTTCACGCCACCGCGCACGAAGCGCTGATCGAACTGGATCTGCGGGTTGGACAGACGATCCGGATCGACGACCTGGACGGCTGTCGCATACTGTGCCCGGCCTCGACCCATGCGGCTTTCCAGCCACGGCAGCACCACCAGAGCGTCGCCATCGATCAGAAGGTGACGGAACGCGAGATGCATCTGCTGTCCGAACGTCAGCATACGCTCGGCATCATTGTAGCGGCTGGGATCGTTGGCCCAGGCGCGCCACCTTGCGTCCACCGCCGCACCGAACTCGCGCGACCAGACGGCGTCGAACGTCGATTTCCCGCTCATGTGGGCAAGAGCGCGATAATCCGGGTTCGATCGCGGGCGCAGACCAACGCCGATTGCGCTGTCGAGCGTGCGCGTGACCGCGCCAGCCGCCCACCCGTCATTGCGAACCAGGTCGCGAACGCGGCTGACGATCCTGTCTCGATAGGGACCGATCTCGGTGTCGGCCGACCAGAGCGGCGGCGTCCACGTCGCCATATGCTGGCCGTAGATGTCCGCCGCGTCATACGGGAGCCCATACGGGGCGTTCAGAGCTCCGTGTTTCGGCCGAGCCGGAGCTGCCTCCGGAGGGCGGCCGGACTGCCAGTCCGCGATGCTGAGAAACTCGATGCTCATCAGAATTGCGGTCTCAGTGCCTTTCGTCGGATGTGCGGGTTCAGCTGCCGCTGCAGCTGCATGATCAGGGCCGTAAGCCCCGAAATGCTGGCCTGCGTGTAGGTGACGGAACGATTGCCGTCCCCCTGCGCGTAACTGACGGTCTGGATCTTGGCGCCCGTCTGCAGCTGCAGGAGCGCTGCCTGGGCCTGTGCCAGGGCCGCCTTGAGCTGCGCAGGAGTCATGCCGGCCAGGATGGACGTGTCCGGATTGTAGAGCGGTTGCCCGAACCCGAAGGTCGGGGGCCCGCCGCCCGGGAAACTTCCGCTCATGGCAATCTCTTTCTCAACGTGCGTTTCAGGATGCGTGTCATGACGCGCTCGGCGCGGTCTGAAACGCGGTCCTGCACGATCTGCTCGACAGGGAGCCGGATCTGGTAGCGTGGCGCGCGCGGGACAAATCGCAGCACCATCTCGACATTCCCCGGGCCGACGAGCCGGAAAATGCCAGTGGGGCGCCCGTTTCCCTTTTCGTGTCCGACGAAATACTCGGACCGCTGCCCCTTCGCGTTGCGACCCTTGCCGCGAAGACGACGCAGGCTGGCCGTCGACGCGTTCTGCGTCGGGTCGGCCATGAGACCCATGCGACTGAGCATCTGGGTGACAAACCCCGGGCGGAGATCCCCGGATGCGTTCGTCGGCGCGGCAGGGCCGGGGACCACGTATTGCCCCTCGGAATAAGGTGCCAGCGCCTTCTCGAGCCGCTTCTGATCGCGCGTGCCGCCATAGATCTGGGGGCCGAGATAGCGCACCGCCGGCGTGCCGCCGGGGGCGTAGTCACGCGTTGCGACCCACGCCTCGAGGTCATCCGCCCGCGCTGGCTTGTTGTAGAAGGCGTTCAGGGTGAAGGGCCGGGGATGATCGAAAACCTCTTTCATCCGGTCGACCACGGCCAGTCTCGCGCCCTTGGCGAGATTGTTGAGGCCTTCCGCCGTGGCGCTTGCGATTTCACCCTTGCTGAGCCGCCCCAGCGCACCGTCAAGCGACTTGATGTCGACCTGAATGTGCATGTCGGCGACCATTGTGCCCTCCGTTCAGTTGCTCCCGTGCAGCGCTGCCAGGCGCTGCATGCGCTCGAGCGCGCTCTCGCCCGAGGCTGGCGCAGCCGCTTTCGGAACTGCCATCGCAGCTGCCGGCACCGCCGAAGATGCGTCCGGCGTGACGACTGGCGCCACGATAGGGGCGACCAAGGCATTCGTGTCCCAAGGCGCGGCCCATCCCGGCGGCCGGTCCCAGTCAAGGCGACGCAGCCCGTGCAGCGTGGCCATGACGTCGGTCATGACGAGCAGATCGAGGATCTCGTTTCGTGCCGAGGGCGTGATCTTCTCCCACCGGCCACCGCTGCCGCGGCGCTCAGCGACGATCTGCTCGTAGAACGGGTGCGGTGGCTCGGCTGCGCGCAAGGCGGCCGGGAAGTGCACGCACCACGGCCCTGCGTCTGCACGCTGCAGCTGCGTCACGGCATCGTCCTTGAAGCCGTTCGGATTGAACTGCCCGAGCGGCACCTCGCCGCGCGCCGCCGCAAACCTGTCCTTGCGCTGCGTGTCAGGAAGCGCGACCAGGAGCTTGGGCGCGTTGATCGTCGACGCACCCTTGAGCGGCAACACGGTCCAGGCATCGCGCCCGTCGACCTTGCCGATCATGCGCGCCTGGCGAAGCTTGCGCGCCCGCCTCCAGGCTCCATAGGCCTGGAGGGTAACGCCGTCCGCGCCGCCTGAATCATAGCCGATCGCCAGAGCCCGCATCCCGCGGCCGGATCCGTCCGCCAGCGGATACTGGTGCTTGACCAGACCTGCGATCAGATCGTCCCAGTCGCCGGGACTGACGGCCGGATCCGCTGCGATGCGGCGGTGTTCGATGATCCAGCTCTCGCCGAGCGCCCCCCAGCCACGCGCCAGCAGCTCGAAGCGGTTCGACTGGACATCGACCCCGATCGTGATGAAGCGCACACCCTCTGGCACTATGCCGAGCGTGAGGCCCGGCTCGGCACGGTCGGCGAGGGCGATGGCATCGAGCGTGCCGACGCTCAGTTTCGGCTGATAGGGCTGACCCCATCGCTTGACAGTGACCTCGCGCAGGTCCGCGTCGTCGTTCGTATCGCGCAGCGTGCGCCGCGCCTTCTCCATCTCGGATGCAAGGGAGCCGATGCCGCCGATCACGAACGGGCTCATGAGCCCGCTGACCCAGAAGCCTGCGATGTCGCTGCGCGTGAGATCGCCCTCGACATCACCCTGCGGGGTGATCGTCTGCCCCGCGCCGACCCATACGCCATCGCGGTTCATGAACCGGCGCGACTTGTCTTCGATCAGGCCCCCGCAGGACGGGCAGACCAGTCGAGCTGCGTCCTTCACTTCATCAAGCGGCGCATCTGCCGGCCAGTCCAGGACCATCTGCCGGGCGGTCCCGGGGTTCGGGCTGGAGAAGTCGTTGCAGTGAGGGCATGGCCACCACCAGGTGCGCCGGTCGCTGTCGCGATAGAGCTTCATGATGCCGGCGTTCCACCGATCGGGCTTGTCGCCCTCGGCAAGATCCGGATGGCTCTCCGCGAACACCATGCTTTCGTAGCCGAACGTCTGCCGGCGGATCGACACGAGCTCGTAGGGGTCGCGATCCATCTTCGGGAACGCGTCCAGCTCGGTCACGATGATCCGAGGCGCACTCTTGCTGATCATGTTGCTGTAGGTCGCGGACAGGAACTCGACCCACATGCCGCGGAACCGCTTGAACCCCATCGAGCGGTCCTTCGGGGCTCGCCCGAGCCGCTCCGCCAGTGCGGGGTGCGCATCGATCATCGGCTCGATTTCGCGCTTCACATAGCTCTCGAGCGCGTCCTGCGTCTGCGCATAGACGAGCATGTCGGCAGGATCTGCGTCGACCGCCTGGCAGATCCAGTTCTGACCGACTGCCGTCTTGCCTGAGCGCGCCGGGCCGACAACCGCAGTCGTGAGGTATTCACGGCTTGTCAGCGCCCGCATCGGGCCCACGAGGTAGGGGGCCTCGTCGTGGCTCCATCGGCCGACATAGCCGCCGCCGCGGTTGTCCAGATAACGGTGTGCGGAGGCCCAGTCTGCAACGTCGATCTGCTCGGGCGGCAGATAGGCGCGCAGGGCCTCGGCAACGATCGAGCGCGGATCCGCGAACAGGACGTCAGCCGGCGCCGCCAGGAAGTCAGGTGAGGTTAAGCTGTCGCTCATCGACGGTAGGATCCGTGTTCAGTATCGCGAGCGCATCCCGCACCGCCGCGCGTTGCACCTCGGCGAACTGGGCCTCGACTGCCCGCATCTGGCTTTCCGGCCAGCCTTCCTGTCGCCCGAGCTTGCGGATGAACACCGCCTGGTCGCGCTGGAGGCGGGCCAGGGCTGACGCGAACATGTCCTGCACTTCCGCCGCGATGACCAAGGTCCCGCAGCGTTCGGCCTCGCGCCGCTTGAGATCGCGAAGCTTCCAGAGCTCGATCTCTTCCTTGGTGGAGATTGTCCGGCGCTGCTCGACCGGCTGCGCCGGCAGCAGTGCGTCGAACGTGAGCTGCAGCGCCATGAGCTGCTCGTCGCGTCCGCTGCGCTCTCGCAGCTCTTCCTCGCGTCGTTCCGCAAGAAATTGGAAGACCTCTTCTGGCACGAACCGGTAACTCGCGCCGTTGGTGCCGCGCTGCGCGATCGGGAAATCGGGCCAGCGATCAATCCAGGCAGTGAGTGTCGGCAGCGAGATGCGAAGCCGCAGCGCCATGTCGCGCTTGTTGAGCGTCACGTCCGCCGAAGCGGCAGGCCCAGACTGCTGCTCTTCGGACGACAACAACAACAACAGAAACCCTTGTTTTTATTTACTCAAAAAGAGGGACCAACCGGGGTGCGAACTTCCCCCGGAAGGGGAGCCCTCCAGGAAGGACCCATGAAATTTCGGCACATT